GCCGGGGGAGGGTTCTATGATGCACTGGGTCGTACCCTCGACCTGAGGGAGATTATCCGGTGCATTTGAGCTCTGGGGGTGTTACGACTTCCAGTTTTGGACAAGGCTCAGTTTGTCCGAGTTGCAGCTGTGGCCGCTGTCTTATCCCTTTGGAAAAGGATAAATGGCTAATCCCGTCGTGGGACCTACCACAGTGACCGAGACCAATAACTTGGATCGGTCTGGATCGTATTGGCGCAAACGCATCAAGTGGACGCAGGCGAGGCCTTATAACCTCAACCTAGCTTACACGCTGACGCGCTATACTACGAGTTATGCAAAGCTCTTCGGGTCGACGTCCTCCTTCGGGGGGATGGCGAATGCCGCGGCAAATCGTTCGCCGTGGCAACTAGTGGCAGGCGGTAGCCCGTTCCTCAACCATTTCGCCAACGAGATAGCTTGGGCAGATAATTCTGCACGAGCGAAACTCATTGGTTATCTGGCTGATCCGTCTATTTGGCTAGTCAACGTTATCGAACGACGTCAGGCGATGGAAGCGCTCTTGAAGCGCCTCAATCAACTAAATCGTTTTGTAACTGCCCTCCGCCGCAAGAACTTCTATGAAGCTGTTGCAGCGCTGGACCTCCACAATGTGGTTAGGCTCAGCAAAAGAGGGGGACTCCAGAACACCTTTCTGGAATTCCACTTTGGGTGGGTTCCGTTGGTGCACGATATCTGGAATACCTTGACATTCTTCGATAGTGAGATACCGGTAGCCCAACTCAAAGGGCGCGGTAAGCAACAACCCCTAGTTCTCGACTGGTACAAATCCCTAAGCGGCTCACCTTGGTTTGAATACCAAAGGTCTGCCGTTCGGGGATGGGCTAGGTCGGAATGCGGGGCTACGCTCACGGTTAGTAATCCTAACCTTTATCTCCTAAAGACGATGGGTTTAACCAACCCTTTAGCCGTGGCCTGGGAATTAGTTCCTTTCTCTTTCGTAGTGGATTGGTTTGCAAATATTGGCGATTATTTCAGCCAATGGTCAGACTTCCACGGGATCACCATAAGTGACCCTTATACGACGACAACGGTCAAGGCAAACACGAGTGGCGAGTACCATTTCCTATCCTCTGGGGTAACCCAAGGCTGGGAGTTGGACACTCAATACCTTTCCTGTGTGCGCAAGCTCACATTGCCAGACGTAACTCTGGGAAAAGCCCCCGGTTTTCGGCTTAGTGCCGCCCGGGTCATTACAGCTGCAGCTCTTTTTGTGCAACAGTTGCACAGGCTGTGAAACTTAACCTCCTTTTAAGGATGATACACCATGCCCCAGATCGCGAACATCACGATCAAGAAGAATGACGGTACCACTGACATCGTATATACGGCCCAAGCCCCCTCGTCTGGGGATGGCTCGCCTGCGGTGTGGAAGGCTACCACTGTCGGTTCGGCGCCGGCTCACCAGCCGGAGTATCGCCTGACCGGTCGAGAAGCCTCAAAAGGGCAGAAGCGAGCTTTGCGAAGCACTTTCGTGTATCCGCAAATCGCAACTAACTCGACCACTGGCATCACCTCCGTCGTTGACAAGGCTTTGGCCGCAACGGATTGGGTCTTCTCGAAAGGGATGTCCCAGGCCGATATCAACGAGTTCGTCTCTCAGTACGCGAATATGCTAGTCAGCACGCTAGTCAAGGACTGCGTGAAGGCCGGCTATTCGGCAAGCTAAGGGGCGTCCGTGATGCAAGGCTCGCTGACACCAGATGTGCAACGGGTGGCCCAAACCCTAATGGAAGGCCTCGGTACTCCTCGTGCTTTGGCGGTAGCAATGCTGTTAAAGTACGGCGAGTGGGATCAACTGACACAATTATCAGTGAGTCCCGACCAGTACGACTGCCCCGATCGCTATCTCCGTGACATGGCCGCAACGTCCTTCTTGAAAAAGATGGACGGCCTGCCCGTAGATATTGATCTCGAAGCCGCAACCTTTAAGCAGTGGTTGTGGGCTGAGAAGCAGTGTTTCCGAACGAACCAGCGGTTTAATGAGATCTCTGACTTCGGGACCCTCAATGGGTCCCCTGTTCCAGAGGGCATCCTCCTTTTCTTGGATGGTGTTAAAAAGAATCTCAAGCAACTGCTTGGTGAAAATCCTCCACAGCTTTTTGATGGAAGATTCGGACCTGGTGCCACTATGTCGGATATCAGTGGACGGACTACTGTCCTACACAAAATGTCCAGCGTTCCAACTTCGACACCCTCTGCCCTGTTCTACCTTGTGCCTTGGACTGGCACTAAGTGGGCAGCTGCTTGCGCAGCAAGAGGGGACGTTCCAGAGACCGTGCGCGGCAACGCGTATTTCACCGTTAACAAGCACTCGCGCATAAAAAGACCATGCGCGAAGGAACCTTCGATAAACGGCTTCTACCAGCTCGGCCTAGGCCGGGTGATGAGAGGTCGCCTGAAGGCTCAAGGCATCGACCTTGAGAACGGGCAGAATGTCCACAGGCAGGTCGCCTGCGCCGCTTCAAAGAGTGGCGAATTCTGTACGGTCGATTTGACGTCAGCCAGCGACTGTTGTGCAGCAGCTTTTGTCAGAGCTGTTGCACCCCCCATGTGGCACGAAGTGCTGTCGGACCTCCGCTCCTCACATACCCAGATAAGGGATATAAGGGGCAAAAAACATTGGGTCCGTCTGGAAAAATTTTCCAGCATGGGTAACGGCTTCACCTTCGAGCTCGAAACCGCCCTTTTTGCGGCGATTGTTATGACGGTCATGCGTGGCCAGGCAATACTTGGCCATAACGTGTTCGTCTATGGGGACGATATAATCTGCCCCTCCGAGTTCTACAGTGAAGTTTCTGCTGCTCTGCGATTTTGTGGGTTTACACCCAACCCGATGAAGAGTTTCTCAACGGGGTATTTCAGAGAGAGTTGTGGCGGCGATTTCCTCAAAGGTGTGGCCGTCAGGCCTTATTTCTTGAAGGAAGATTGTAATGAACCGCAACAATTCATTTCACTTGCAAACGGCATCCGGCGACTGTCCTTACAAGGGACAAATCCGGATTTGCGTGCGCATCTTCGTCGGGCGTGGTTTTCAGCGTTGGATTGTATCCCTACGCCTATCCGCGCTTGTCGAGGTCCTGAAGACCTTGGCGACCTTGTTATACACGACGATGAAGAAAAGTGGAACACGCGCTGGCGCGCTAATGGCATTCGTTATGTCCGTGTCTATCGGCCTGCTAAGTTCCGAGGAACCAGCTTCGACCGTTTTGACCCGGATATACAGTTTGCCGGCGCACTATACGGAGTAGCCTTGCGTCAAATACTCAAACCGCGCAAAAACCTGGATAACAGGTCCGTGCTGGGGCGAGACGCAGTTGAAGGCTACAAAGTAGGTTGGACGCCCTATTCTTAGGGCGCGCTCCTCTTACCTCCCTCCTGTTGAAAGGATAAACATGGAAGATCTTAAACGCTCACTCCTCCTGGCTAGTTGTAAAGCCATGTTGGACACGCTCGAAGATGCAAACTGCCCGATAGTGCTCGAAGCTGCGAAGCTAGAGACTCTCTCGGACGGCGAGCTCGTCGAGTTGCGCCGGATCCTACGTGTCACGATCCGCACCATCGGCGCGGGGCGTGTGTAGGAGTAGCACGATTTACCTTCTGCGGTAAAACAGAAGGGGAGGGCCCATTTGGGTCATAACACGG